AAAATGATGTTCAGGAAGCTGAAGTTAAACAAACTCAAACTGACGAAAAACCCACAGCAAGTTTCAATCAAGAAGATGTTGATAGAATAGTCAAACAAAGACTAGAAGCTGAAAAAGCAAAACATCAAAGAATGTTAGATGAAACTAAGAAAAAAGAAGAAGAAATCCTAAAAGAAAAGCAAATACAAGAAGCTAAAACTAAAGCTGATCTTGAAAATCTTATGAAAGCAAGAATAGCCGAAAAGGATAAAGAGTTAGCTGATTGGAAAAGCAAAGTAAAAACAATTAATGTAGATAATTCTATCTTATCTTTAGCATCAAAGAATAATGCTATTGCACCAGATCAAGTAGTGTCATTAATAAAAAACGAAGTAAATTATAATGATGATGGTCGAATAGAAATACTTGATAATAATAAAAACATAAGGTACAACCCAAAGGGAGAACTACTTACAATTGAAGATCGTGTAAAAGAGTTTTTAGATGCGAACCCACATTTCCGAAAAGGGTCTTTAGCTGGGACAGGATCAACCAGTAGCATCGAAGGGAAAACTGTAAAACCATTTAATATTCAGGACTTAGACATGAGCAAGGCAGAGGATCGTCAAAAATATGCTGAGTATCGCAAACAAAGAGATTCTGCTCCTGTTCAAATAAACTTAACAAATAAATAATAAAGGACAAATACAATGGCAAACGAAAGCACAAGTTCTACACTCTCGGAATTATATACTGAGATTGTAGCAGAAGCATTGTTCGTAGCAAGTGAAAGATCAATTATGAGACCACTTGTAAGAAACTATGCAGTAACAGGTGGCGGAAAGTCAGTTGAAGTTCCAATCTACTCAGCAGTAAGTGCTGCGGCAGTATCGGAAGCATCTGATTTATCTAACACGGCAATAGACCCAAGTTCTCAAACAATTACTTGTTCAGAGCATGGGATAATGACAACTCTAACTGATCTAGGAAGAAACTCTGCTCCAAGAAATGTAGCGGCAGATATTGGTAGATTATTCGGAGAAGCAATTGCAAAAAAAATAGACAAAGACTTGACGGCTAAATTCGGTGGTTTTTCAACTACTGTTGGTTCAGCTTCAACGACTATGTCTGCGGCTTTAATCTTTCAAGCAGTGGCAAAATTAAGATCGGCTGGTGTGTCAGGAGATAACCTTAATTGCGTATTACATCCGCAAGTAGCATTTGACCTAAAATCAGGTCTTACAAATACTTTTGCTAACCCAAATGCAGGAGTTGGTAATGAGATTTTAAGATCATCTTTAGTAGGTCAGATTGCTGGTGTAAATATATTTGAAACATCAAATATGACAGACTCATCAAGTAACGATCCAGGAACAACAGGAGATTACAAAGGTGCAGTATTTCATCCAGATGCTTTAGGTCTAGCTATGATGCAAGACTTAAAAATCGAAACTCAAAGAGATGCGTCTCTAAGAGCAGACGAGATTGTAGCAACTGCGGTTTATGGTGTCGGTGAATTAAACGATGCAAATGGTTGTGAAGTCGAAGCAGACTCAACAATCCAATAATAATTGGATACTTTGTGAGGGTGGGAAACTGCCCTCACTTTTAATAAGGAGAAAATTATGGAAGAAACAATAAAATTAACAAACGGAAAAAAAATAATTACTAAAAATAAACACTATTACGAAAGACACACAAATCATTTTGTAACAAATGGTTTTTTTCCTGTTGATGGAGTTAAAAAAGAAATTAAAAAGGCGACTTTAAAAGACATTACTGATAAAATTGTTCAACTAAAACCAAAGAAAAAAACAAGGAAAAAGAAATGAATGATATAAAAAAATATTGGAATATGGCAAAAGATAATCCTAAAGTAACTGCTGGTGTTATTATTGTTGCTGTTATCATATTAACTTGGGTATTCTAATATGGCAAACTATACAGGTGCAAATGTTATAACTGCAAGTGATGTTACTAAGTATCAACCTGATGCTTTTGGTTTTGGTATTGCTTCAACAGATACAGAAGCTACTAATTTCTTTGCACAAACAACAAATGATATTCTAAGACAGCTAAGAGTAGAGTGGTGGCAGACTTACAAAACAAATATATTTACAGACATTACAGTTTTGAATACTGCTGAGATGGTAGATACAAAAGTAAATTTAGATCAGTTTGAAAGGGCTGGTGTATATTTATTTTTGGGTAGATTTTTTTGTCCAGCATTAACTAAGTTTAGACCTGAAACAGAGAAAGATAGATTTGAAAGAATGGGCGAGTTTTATATGTCAGAGTACAATAAAGAATGGAGAACAATCTTAGAAGATGGTGTTGAGTACGATGAGACAGGAGATGGCACTATACAAGTTTCTGAAAGAGAGCCTTTACATGGATTTAGAAGATTGAATAGATAATGGCTGTCAATCTAAATATTAAAACAAATCAAAAACAAGTAGCGGCTAAATTTAAAAAGTTTGGTGCTGTTTTGCCAAGAGTTATTGACAAGGGTGTCAAACAAGCTGGTTTTCAATTAGTTGCAATCATTAGAGAAAAAACAAAAAAAGGTATTGATTTTAACGATAGAAGATTTGCACCATATTCTGAGGGATATTTAAAACACTTACAAAAAATTGGTTATCCTACACAAGTTGATTTACATTATTCAGGTGATATGGTTGGTTCTTTAACTCCATCTATGGTTAAAAAAACAGGTAAGCACAAAATAAGTTTAGCTTTTTCAAGAAAAGCAGAAGCCGACAAAGCTTTTTTTAATCAAGTAACTACTGACCCACAAAGAAAATTTTTTGGCTTTAATACTAGGACAGAAAAGATTATACAAAGAACATTCAATAAATTTGTAGAAAAAGAATTAAGGAAGTTTAAAATATGAGTAAAAGAGAAAATATTGCCTCAAACTTATTATCTGTCATATCAGCTATATCTAGCCCTGATATAATCAAAGCTACAAGACAACCTTTTCAATTAGATGAATTATCAGATAAACAATATCCAGCAGTAATAATACAAACATCTGAAGAAACAAGAGAAGATCAAGAAATTGGTAGTGGTGCAAAAACAAGGATTGGTACGATTGATTTTCTTTTATTAGGCTTTGTAAAAGGTGCAGAAGTTAATATTGACACAAAAAGAAATGAATTAATTACTGCTATTGAAACTGCGATAGAATCTGATATTACAAGAAGTGGTAATGCACTTGATACAGAAGTTATATCTATAGAAACAGATGAGGGTACATTGTTTCCTATAGGTGGAATTAGAATGACAATTAGGTGTACTTACGAATTTCAAGCTGGAACACCATAGGAGATAGAATGAACAAAGATAAAATTATTGATAAGATAGAAAAGAAAATAGATAGCATTGAAAAACTACATGATAAAGAATCTATTATGTGTGAAGAAGTTAAAGATTTACTTGCTGATTTAAGAGACCAAGAAGAAGATGAGAAATGGGAAGATGACTCAGAAGAAGATTTTGATGAAGATAATGATGATGAAGATATTGACGAAGAAGAAGAAAACTAATAAAAGGACTTATGGCTAAAGACATTAAATTATATAAAGATGGGAATGAGATAACTATTAATGAATCCCAACTTGATAGTTTTATAAGTTTAGGCTGGAAACAAGACAAACAAAATATATCAACAAGTAAAAAGGACAAAAGCAAATGGCAACACATCACGGAAAAGAAGGAGTAGTTAAAGCTGGTGGAACAGGTATAGGCGAACTTACAGGTTTCACTTTAGAAACTACTGCTGATGTAGTAGAGGACACTCAACTATCTGATTCAACAAAATCATTTGTGGCTGGAAGAACATCATTTTCAGGAACTTTAGAAATGAGTTATGATGAAACTGATTCTCCACAACAAACATTAACTGCTGGAACTTCTATCTCTTTTGTATTAGGTGCAGAGGGAGATGGTTCAGGAGATGAGATTTTTTCAGGCTCAGGAATTATTACAGGAATGAGTGTAAGTGTTCCTTTAGATGGAATAACTACAAGATCAGTTACTTTTCAAGGCACAGGAACATTAACAAGAGGAACTGCTTAATATTAATTTATGTCAGTTATTGATAGAGTAAAGACTCATTTTGAGACTCTTAAAACTATTACTATTGAAGTTCCTGAATGGAAAGATGAACATGGTAATTCATCAATATTTTATTCAGAGCCATTAACCCTTGAAGAAAAAAATACAATATTCAAAAAGTCTAATAATTTTCAAGATTTAACTGTACTTGTTGATTTACTTATAATGAAACTCCAAGTTAAAAATGACAAAGGAGAATTAGTAAAAGCATTTAACCTTGAAGATAAATTTGCATTAAGAAAGAAAGCTGACTCTAATATTATTGGGGTTATTGCAAATAAAATACTTTTAGATACATCATTTGAGGAAGCCGAAAAAAAGTAAATAGCGACCCTGAAATAAGGTCGCTTTTAGTTGTAGCAGACAGACTCCACATAACTATTCAAGAAGTATTAGATATGCCTTGTAGTCATTATAATCTTTGGTTAGCATACTTGAAAAAAGAACAAGATGAGTATAAAACCAAACAATCACTAGCAGAAGCAAGAAAATATAAAATATAATGGCACAAAATTTAAAGATAAACATATTAGCACAAGATAAAACTAAACAAGCTTTTAATGGTATTAAGGGTAGATTAGCTGGTTTAAAAAATGCAGTTTTTTCTTTAAAAGGTGCTTTCATCGGTCTTGGTGCTGGTCTTGCTATTAAATCATTTGTTAATACAGGAAGAAGTATTGAAGATTTACAAGTTAGATTAAAACAATTATTTGGAACTCAACAAGAGGGTGCTAAAGCTTTTGATGAAATGGCAAAATTTGCCGCTAAAGTTCCTTTCTCACTAGAGCAAATCCAAGCGGCATCAGGTAATTTAGCAGTTGTAGCTGGAGATGCAGATAGACTTTCAAAAATATTAGAGATTACAGGTAATGTTGCGGCAGTAACAGGAATAGATTTTAATGTAGCGGCAGAACAAATACAAAGATCATTTGCTGGTGGTATAGCTTCAGCAGACATTTTTAGAGAAAAAGGTGTTAGAGATATGCTCGGTTTTAAAGCTGGTGCAACAATATCAGCAGAAGAAACTGTTAAAGCATTTGAGAAAGTATTTGGTAAAGGTGGTAAATTTGGAAAAGCAACAGAAGAATTATCTACTACATTTACAGGTACTTTATCAATGCTTGGAGATAAATTATTTAACTTTAAAAAAAATGTAGCTGGTGCAGAATTTTTTGATGAACTTAAAAAAGAATTTAGTAGTTTAAATAAATTTATAGAAGAAAACTCAGAAGAATTTGAAGCAATTGCAAATGCTATTGGCTTTGTATTAACTAAAGCAGTTCAAGGTTTTGCTATGGCAATAAGAGGTGTTGCAAAAGCGGTTTCATTTTTACGAAATCAATATGAAAATTTAATAACATTATTAAACAAAATACCATTTGTTAATATAGAGATTGGTAAAACAACAAATCAGATAAATGAAAAAACAGAAGTCTATAAAGATAAAATAATGTTAATAAATGAAGAACTTAAAAAAACAAATAAAAGTCTTGTTAAAGTCAAAGACAATTTTGAAAAAGTCTCAGAAGCTATTAAAAAACCATTAAAAGATTTAAAAGATATTGCAAAACAAGTAAGTATATTTTTAGATAAAGGTATTAAAGGTTTTTCAAAAGGTTTAGCTGAATCAATAGTTTTAGGTAAAGAACTTAATAAAACATTTAAAGATTTAGGAAAAACATTATTAACAGAAATCCTTGCAACAATAATAGAAATAATAGCAAGAGAAACTGTTTTGATTGCTATACAAAAAACTAAAAATGCTCTAAAAAAACAAGAAGCGTCATTTTCTTTTTTAAATTTTGGTAAATCTTTATTTGGGTTTGGTAAAGCATCAGGTGGTGCAGTAGCAAAAGGACAACCTGTTATGGTTGGAGAAAGAGGTGCTGAAATGTTTGTACCAAATAGCACAGGACAAATAACACAATCAGCTAGAGGTACAGTTGGTGGTGCAGTAAATGTTAATTTTACAATCAATACAATAGATTCAAGAGGATTTAGTCAAGCTTTACAAGAAAACAGAGGTACAATAACAGGAATAATAAATAGTGCTTTAGCAGAAAAAGGAAGAAGTGAGTTAGTATAATGAGTGGTGCATTTCCAATATCAACAGCAAAATTTGAAACATTAGGAATTAAAAATATACAAAATACTTTAATTTCAAAATCATTGTCAGGAAAAAAATTATCAAGACAAATACAAAATCAAAGGTTTGGATTTACAGCTAGAATAATTACAGCAAAAAGATCAGATGTTTATGGAGAACTTATGGCTTTTATTATGAAGCAAAGATCAGGTAAAGAAGATTTTACAATAACTCCACCAGAATTAAAAAATGCAAGAGGTAATATAAGTGGAACTGTTTTAGTAAATGGAGTTCAAGCAGTAGGAGATACAACAATAACTGTTGATGCTATGACAGGAACATTAAAAGCTGGAGATTTTATAAAATTTGCACATGATAAAGTATATATGGTGGTTTCAGATGTAACTGCGGATGGGTCAAATGAAGCAACCATTACAATAGAGCCACCACTTGTAACTGCTTTAGCAGATGATTCTTCTGTAACTTATGATAGTGTTCCATTTAAAGTTCATCTAATAAACGATATTCAAGAGTTTGGAGCCGTTGGTGCAGATAAAGATGGTAATTTATTATATAAATTTGAATTGGATGTTGAAGAAACTCTTTAATGAAACAATACAAAATTACACATTTAATTAGTGCAGAATTTGAAGCTACTGCCATTGTTGATGAAAATGAAATTAATGAAAAAATTAATGATTTAAAAGACTATAAAAAACCTGATAGTAAATTTAATTTTACCATGTTAAAAGGTACTGAAAGCATATTAAGAACTTATTACGAGGATTATGGCAAGAACATTAACAACCGCAGTAAAAAACGAATTATTAACAGGTCAGATTAAACCTGTTCATCTTTTAACAATAGGTTTTGGAACTCCTGTAAATATAACTGATAATGCGTTTGACCTAACTTCATCTGTTTCAGGATCAAGTGTAACTTATTCATCTTCAGCATTTTTAGTGGGTGCTTCTTCATTTGAGGAACAAACAGATATAACAAAAACAACTCTAAGTGTTTCATTATCAGGAGTAGATACATCTTTTATATCTGTTGTTCTTGGAGAAAATATAGTAAATGATTCTGTTACAATTTATAGAGGTTTATTAAATTCATCTAACGCCCTTATAGCTGATCCAATATTATTATATCAAGGAAACATAGATACTTTTGAAATAAATGAAACTGAAACTGAGTCTAATGTTAAATTAATGGTTGTTTCACATTGGGCAGATTTTGAAAAAAAATCAGGAAGAAAAACAAACAATGCTTCTCAACAAAGATTTTTTAGTACAGATGTTGGGATGGATTTTTCAAGTCAAACAGTTTTAGATTTAAAATGGGGTAGATCATAATGATTAGACAATGGGAAAAAAAAGATTTAGATCAAATAATACAACTTGGCTCAATGATGTGGAAAGAGGGTGCTTACAGTTATTTATCTTTTGATGAAAGAAAAACAAGAGAAACAATAAATTATTTAATGGATAATCCTTTTATCGGCATGGGTTGGGTGGCAGAGAAAGATAACAAAATTATTGGTGGTATAATTGTTCATCTTACAAAATTTTTTTTTAGTGAAGAATTATTATGTAATGACTTGGCACTTTTTATAAATCCAAAACAAAGAACAAGTTTAAGAGTACCAATAAGACTTATTAAAGAAGCTGAAGAATGGGCAAGATTAAAAGGTGCTAAAGAATTTTGTCCAGCTAGTAGTGTTCAAATTAAATCAGAAAGTGTGGCAAAACTTTATGAGTTTTTAAAGTATGATAAAGTAGGTCATATATTTAAGAAAAGGTTTTAATTATGTGTCCAAGTCCAAGCAGTATTATTGATGTAGGAAAAAGTAAAGTAATTAGTGTTTTTAATTATTTTGGTGGATTTAACAATGCTTATGTTGCTTTAGGGGTATTTGCGATTGGTTGGTTATTTTCAAGATCATTAAAACCTGATGTGCCTGATTTTGGTACAAATGATTTTGAAGAAACCGAAAGAGGAATATTATTAAATAAACAATCAAACAATGCTTGTATTCCTGTTGTATATGGAGAAAGACTTTTAGGTGGAACTAGAGTGTTTATACAAACATCAGGAACAGATAATACTTACTTATATGTTGCATTAGCACTTTGTGAGGGAGAGGTAAATTCAATAGAACAAATAATTGTTGATGATAAAACTGTTACTTTTGATGGTGCATTAACTGATGGAACAGTAAGAGAAGTAGCAAGTAGTGATAGTAATTTTTATAAAGATTCTACAAGTCATATACAAATACAAGCTTTTTTAGGAACAGATGGTCAAAGTGCATCAAGCATTTTATCAACATTATCTTCATGGGGTTCAAACCATAAATTGTCTGGCATTTGTTATTTAGCTTTGAGGTTTAAATGGAATCAAGATGTTTTTGGTGGAATACCTGTTGTCCAAGCAAAAGTAAAAGGTAAAAAAGTTGTATTTTATAATTCAGGTCTTGCCGCACAAACTGCGGCACATAAAACAAACCCAGCTTGGTGTTTGTTAGATTATTTAACTAATGAAAGATATGGAAAAGGTTTAGCAACATCTAGTTTAGATTTGCAAAGTTTTTATGATGCTTCAGTTATATGTGAAACACAAGTTACACCATATTCAGGCGGAAGTGATATAAATATATTTGATTGTAATGCAGTTGTAGATACATCAAAAAAAGTATTAGATAATGTAAGAGATATAGTAAAAGGAATGAGAGGGTATCTTCCTTATGTTCAAGGTAAATATAAATTAGTTATTGAAACAACAGGGTCAGCTTCAGTATCATTAACAGAAGATGATGTTTTAGGTGGTTATGCTCTAGCATCTCCTACAAAAAATTCTAAATTTAATAGAGTTATAGTTTCATATATTGATCCAGCTAGAAACTATCAAGTTAATGAAGTTCAATACCCAGCAATAGATGATAGTGGATATTCTACTGCTGACAAACACGCAACTATGAAAACTGCTGATGGTGGATTTTTATTAGAGGGAAGATTTGATTTCCGAACAATTACATCAACATATCAAGCTGAGGAGATGGCTGAAATTATATTGAGAAGAAGTAGAGAGTCCTTGGGTCTTAGTATGAATTGTGGTTTTAAAGCTTATGAATTACATATTGGAGATATTGTTAGTGTTACATTATCAAGTTTAGGTTTTTCTAGTAAGTCTTTTAGAGTTTTAGGAATGACTTTTAATGAAGATTATACAATAAATCTTAATTTAGTAGAATATCAAGCATCACACTATACTTGGGCAAGTAAAGCACAAGTAAGTTCAACACCATCAACAACATTACCAAATCCATTTACAGTTCAACCACCAGCGAGTGTAACTTTATCTGACCAACTTATCGAATATAATGACGGAACTGTCATAGTGGCTCTTGATGTTGCTATTGGTGCTTCTCCAGACTCATTTATAGATTTTTACCAAGTAGAATATAAATTAAGCACAGATTCAAATTTTATTATTTATGCACAAGGTTCAGGATTAAACCATAGAGTTCTAAATGTAATTGACCAATCAACTTATGATGTAAGAGTAAAAGCAGTTAATACATTAGGAGTATCATCAACTTATGTATCTGCACAAAGAACTATTATAGGTGCTATTGCTCCACCAAGCGATGTTACAGGGTTGTCTTGTAATATTTTAGGACAGGAAGCACATTTAAGTTGGGAACAAATATCTGATTTAGATTTAGCATTTTACAATTTAAGATTTTCAGAAGCAACTGATGGAACTGCTGATTGGCAAAACTCAGTAGCATTAGTTGAAAAAGTATCAAGACCAGCGACATCAATATCTGTTCCAGCTAGAACAGGAACATATCTTATAAAAGCAGTAGATAAATTAGGAAATTTTAGTTCTAATGCAACTGCAATTATTTCTAATGTTACAAGTGCTTTAAATTTTAATACAATCACAACACAATCTGAACATCCTACATTTGGTGGAACTTTAACAAATACAGTAATAACAGATGATGCAATAGAATTAGATTCTTCAGAATTATTTGATGCGGCTAGTGGAGATTTTGATGACGAAACAACAAGATTTTTTGATTCAGGTGTAGCAAATGCAGATTTTCAATCAAGTGGTAATTATCAATTTGCTGATGTAATTGATATTGGTGCTAAACATACCGCAAGAATTACTGCGTCATTAACTCAAACATCAGATAATCCTGACGATTTATTTGATAATAGAAGTGGTAATTTTGATTCTGCTTCTTCTAATTTTGATGGAGACACACCAGCAAACTGTAACGCTCATATAGAGATTGCAACATCAGATGATAATTCAACATACACAGATTTTAGAACATTTGTGATTGGAGAATATACTGCTAGATATTTTAAGTTTAGAGTAGTTTTAATTTCAAGAGACAATGCTTCTACACCTGTTGTTTCAGCAGTTACAGTTACAATAGATATGGTAGATAGAATATTTAGTGGAAATGATATTGTAAGTGGGTCAGGAACTAAATCAATAACATTTACAAATCCTTTTAAAACTGTTAATTATGCAGTAGGAATTACAGGACAAGGAATGGCAACAGGAGACTATTTTTTAGTAGAAAGTAAAACTATAAGTGGATTCAATGTAACTTTTAAAAATAGTTCAAATACAGCAGTTTCTAAAACATTTGATTTTATTGCAAAAGGATTCTAAAGGAGTATAAGAAATTATGGCACAACATGACATGAATATTGCTAACCAATCTTTCCCTAGTTTTAGGACAGATTTAAACAATGCACTTACAGCACTTAATACAATGCACTCAGGAACATCAAGACCTAGTGGTGCGGCTATTGGCACAATGTGGCTTGATACGACAAATTCAGGCTCAAATAGTTTAGAAATTAAATTTTTTGATGGGTCAGATGATATTTCTTTTGCAACAGTTAATACATCTGCAAATACTATAAATTTTATAGATAGTTCAGTTTCTTCTGATTTAGTCAATGATACATCTCCACAACTTGGCGGAGATTTAGATACAAATTCAAATAATATTAAAATAGATGATGCTCATTTTATTGCAGACGATGATGGAAACGAACAAATAATATTTCAAAAAACAGGGTCAGCAGTTAATGAATTAGAAGTTACAAATGCGGCAACAGGCAATCCACCCATTTTAGGTGCAAGTGGAGAAACAAATGTAAGCTTACATTTAAAACCAAAAGGAACAGGAGAAACAATTATAGGTTCAGGTGGTGCGGCGGCAACTTTAACAACAAGTGGTGCATACGATTTAATTCTTGATACAAATGCTGGTACAAACTCAGGAAACATTACAATAACAGATGGAGCAAATGGTAATATTGATTTTACAACAAACGGAACAGGAGCAATTAAATTTAACGACTTAGCTTATATTCCACAACAAGCATTAACATCATCATCAAATGCGGTTGCATGGGACACTCAGGCAAAGCCAAACGCATATCATCTAACAACAGAAAACACTACTTTTGGTGTACCAACTAATCCTGTTGAGGGTGCTTTTATATCTTTAGAAATTAACTATAATGGTAGTCATACAATAGCTTTTAATACAGTATTTGAATTTGCGGCTTCAACTGCACCAACATTTACTTCAACAGATGGTAAAACTGATATATTAGTTTTTAGATATAATGGCACAGTTTGGCAAGAAGTAGGTAGAACATTAAATTTAAGTGAAAGTTAAAATATGTACGCATTAGTAGAAGATAACGAAATTAAAAAAATTATTACAAATCCAAAACAAATGATAATTGATGATGTCCAATACTCATCTAAAATATTTCAGCTTTGGTCTGAATCTGAATTAAATGCCATAGGTATTTATGAAGTTGTAACTGATTCATCTAATTTTAAAAATGAAAAGTGGTACATTAACACAAATGAATCTTATGTTTTTGCAGACAATCAAGTTACAAGATCATGGGGAACTGCTACACCTAAAGCACACGCAGATAGTTTATGGACACAAGAAGATGAAGATGAAAATGAAATACCATCAGATAAAAATGTAGGAGATGTTAAAGTAGAGGGTTTAAAAACAACATTAATTAAAGGTATAAAAAATAAAGCTGATAATATTTTAAAACAAACTGATTGGTATATTATTAGAAATGCAGACACAGGAGAAGATATTCCAAGCACAATCACAAATCATAGATCAGCAGTAAGAACTAAATGTGCTGAAATGGAAGCTTCAATTACAAATGCTAATGATACACTAGCATTAGAAATTTTATATACAGAAGTTAATACAGGAACAGAACAAAACCCTGTATGGGAAAGACCAATAGGACACTTACCAACTTATGAGGGTTAAATGCCACTTATTTTAGGAACTAACTCAATAAAAGATACAGGATATAATGTAGCTAACTCATTAAGGTTTAATGATGGTAGTAGTGATTATCTAAATAGAACACCAAGCAGTGCTGGAAATAGAAGAACATTTACTATTTCAGTATGGTTAAAAATAGGATTAAATGGTGCTTATAGAACAATTATAGGTGCTGGTGGTGGAGCTACCAGAGATAGATTACAAATTTTTAATAATGATACATTAGTTTTTAACCTAAATGATAGCACTGATGCTGCATTAATATCATCACAAGTTTTAAGAGATCCTAGTTCTTGGTATCATGTAGTTTGTGCAGTAGATACAACACAATCAACTTCTAGTAATAGAGTTAAATTATATTTAAATGGTTCACAAATCACAAGTTTTGGAACCTCTAATTATCCAACACAAAATTATGATTGCAGATTAAACAATAATATAGAAACATTTATTGGTCAATCATCTGCAAACAATTTTTATTATGATGGTTATATGACAGAATTTGTATTTATTGATGGTCAAGCATTAGACCCAACTTCATTTGGAGAATTTAATTCCGACAGTCCAACGATTTGGCAACCCATAGATGTATCAGGTTTAACATTTGGTACAAATGGATTTTATTTAGACTTTGAAGATAGTTCAGCTTTAGGTAATGATGTATCAGGAAATAATAACGACTTTACTGTAAACAATTTAACATCAGCAGATCAAAGCACAGATACCTGTACTTTAAATTATTCAACAATGAATCCTATACAAAACCTATTTGGAAAACAAACTTTTTCAAATGGAAATTTACAAATTAATTCTCCATCAGGAGATGCCGCAGCACCACATAGTACGTTTGGAGTATCAAGTGGTCGTTGGTATGTAGAAGCAAAACTTGATTCAGCAGGGTCAAATCAAAGTTTAATTGGTGTTTCTTCAAATGAAGCTACACAAACAGATTATCATATAGGCAGAGGTGCTACTTCTTATGGGATTTTTTCAGCAAATGGAAAAATTTATAATAACAATGATAGTGGTACATCTTATGGAAGTGGTTATTCGGCTGGAAATATTATAGGAATTTATTTAGATTTAGAAGATAATAAATTATATTTTTCAGTTAATGGCACACTTCAAAATAGTGGCACAGGTCATTCTATTACTGCTGTTACTTCAACAGAATTAGGATTTTATTTTTTCTCAGGTATGCAGTGGGATAATGCACAAAGTTGTCAATGGTCATTTAATTTTGGATCACCAACTTATGCTAACACATCAAGTAATACAGATGATAATGGATATGGAGACTTTGAATATTCTCCTAATATTACAGGAGATGGTTCAGCAAAAAAATTTTACGCATTAAATTCTAAAAACCTAGCGGAGTTTGGATAATGTCATATACTAATGGTCTCGATAACCCTGAACTTTACTTCCAGACAAAATTATTTACTGGAAATGCTAGTACACAATCTATTACTTTAGATGGCTCTGAAAATATGCAACCTGATTGGGTGTGGATTAAATCAAGAAACGATACAAATGAACATTATCTTTTTGATTCAGTAAGAGGTGTGAATAAAAGAATATTTATTACAACCGCAGCAGAAGTAACAACTACTAATACTTTAACTGCTTTCGATTCTAATGGTTTTAGTATTGGTAATGATACAGGTATAAATGGTTCTAGTGATACAGAAGTAGCTTGGAATTGGTCTGCTGGTGGCTCTGCACCAGCAATAACTTATGTAGTTAAAGTAGTTTCAGATTCAGGAAATAAATATAGATTTGATGACTTTGGTACAAGTGCAGTAACTTTAGATTTACAAGAGGGTGGTACTTATACATTTGACCAATCTGATAGTTCTAATGCGACTCATCCATTAAGGTTCTATACTGCGGCAGATAAATCAGGTGGCGAATACACAACAGGAGTAACCACAACAGGAACGGCTGGAAGTTCAGGTGCAAAAACTGTAATTACAGTAGCCGCATCTGCACCAACTTTATATTATCAATGTTCATCACATTCAGGCATGGGTGGACAAGCAAATACTAATTCTACATTTGGGTCATCTAATTTTTCAGGTAGTATTCAATCAACTGTGTCTGCAAATTCTACTGCTGGATTTAGTATAGTAAAATATAATTGTAGTTCTCTTAGTAATCCATCAACAGTTGGTCATTCTTTAAACGCAGTTCCAAAATTAATAATAAGTAAAAATAAAGATGCTAACGATCATTGGTACGTTTATAATCATGCAATAGGTAATAACAGGTATGTTAAATTAGATGATACCTCTATACAATCAAACACAAGCACAGGATTTATGAATAATACTGACCCAACAAGTTCAGTTTTTACACAGACAAGCACTTGGTGGGGAACAAATAATCAAGATGTAATTTCTTATTTGTTCACAGATTTGAAAGGGTATCAAAAAGTTGGCTCATATATAGGCAGAGCAAGTAATTTTCCATTTATCTATACTGGATTTAGACCAGCATTCGTGCTTATAAAAGGTGCAATATCTGGGGATGGAAATGCGGCTCAACATTGGGAACTTTACGATAATAAAAGACAAGGTTTTAATGGAGAGAATGATACTCAACAAGTAAGTAGTTATGCTGTTTCTGGTACAAACGACAGAGTTCATATTATGTCAAATGGATTTAAAATAAATGTAAATAGTGATGGAGTTAATGATAATAATTCAACATACATTTATTGGGCAATAGCAGAAGCACCATTCGTAAATTCTAATGGTGTGCCTAACAATGCAAGATAGGAGTTAATCATGCAATTATCAAAACATTTTAAATTAGAAGAATTTGAAAAATCATCTACTGCTATTCGGCATGGGATAGAAAATAAAGCTGGGTCAGGAGAAATAAAAAATCTTACTGATTTATGTTATGCTGTTTTAGAGCCTGTACGAGCAAAGTTTGAAAAACCAATAATTATTACTTCAGGTTATCGTACAGAGGAATTGTGCGAAATTTTGAAATCAAGTAAATCTAGCCAACATACAAAAGGCGAAGCTGTTGATTTTGAAATAGCTGGTATATCTAATTTGCAAGTTGCAATATGGATAGAAAACAACTGTGATTTTGACCAGCTTATTTTAGAGTTTTGGAAAGAGGGAGAGCCTAATAGTGGTTGGGTACATTGTTCTTATAAAGATGGCTCTAATAGAAAACAAGTTTTGACTTATTCAGGTAAGGAGTTTAAAAATGGATTACCTGATGCTAAATGGTCAGGCGGTAAATTTGCAAACTAACAAAGGAGAAAACTATGCCTTATCACTATGGACATGGAAAAGACAAAAAAAGAAAAAATAAACCTAAAAAAAGTAAAATAGGAAAACGAAAAAAAAGAAGATAATGGTTAAAGTAGCATCTATAACAGGAATCATTAAAGGTTTAAAACCAAGACAACAAAAGACTATGAAAGCACACGCAAGACATCATAGTTTAAAGCATATGCGATCTATGGCAAATGCTATGAAAAAAGGTGCTACTTTTCAAACTGCTCACAATAGGGCTATGAGGAGTGTAGGAAAATGAAACGAAGAAAAGTACCAAAAGATAAAAAAACAAAAATACCAAAAAAATATTTATCAGGTCTTAAAGGTAGTAAAAGATCAGCTAGAGCAAGTCTTATTAAAGCTATGTCAGAAGCTTATAAAAGAGGTCAAAGAATACCAAGATCATTATTTAAAGCGAGGGTTAAGTAATGGCTGTGAAAAGAAAACCTTTATCTGCTAGAGTTATTTCAAGTCTTAGAACAAAAGCTAAAACTAGAAAAAATATTACTTTAGGACAACTTAAAACCGTTTTTCGGAGAGGTCAGGCGGCATGGTTGACAGGTTCAAGACCAAGAATAGGTATGCAACAATGGGCGATGGCTCGTGTCAATTCCTATTTGAGAGGAAGTAGAAAACATGATACAGACTTACGAAGAAAGAAAAAGAAATGAAATCAAGTAAAGAAAAATTTGTAGAGATAGATGGTAAGATTAAATTAGTTAATCAGAAAATTGATCTTATAATTAAAAACCATCTACATCACATGAAAAAAGACATTGATAGAATTTTATATTCTCTTGGTGCAATCGGACTTTTAGTTTTAGGACAATTACTTTACTTACTCACGAAATAGTTGTATTAAAAGACTTATGATCTATAAGTCTGTTTTGATAATTAGTGATACTCATATTCCTTATCATGTTCCTGAATTAATGGACTTTCTTAAATTACTTAAAAAAAAATATAAGCCTGATAGAGTTATACATATTGGAGACGAAGTAGATAAACACGCTATGTCATTTCACGATAGCGACCCTGATTTACCTAGTGCTGGAGATGAATTAAAATTATCAATACCTGTCATACAAGAACTAGAAAAAATGTTTCCTAAGATGGATTTATTGGACTCTAATCATGGTAGTTTAATTTATAGACGAGCATTGAAACATGGAATACCAAAAGCTTATTTAAGAGATTACAATGAATTTTTACAAGTAGGTAAGGGTTGGAGATGGCACGATGATTTAACAATAGATACACCACTTGGTAAAGTTTATTTTTGTCATGGTAAAACAGCAGATGTTTTAAAATTAGCACAATCTATGGGTATGTCATGTGTTCAGGGTCATTATCACAGTTCTATGGGTGTAAGGTACTATGGAAACAGCTTAGGCCTTTATTTTGGCCTACAAGTTGGTTGTAGCATAGATTCTAAAAGTTTGGCCTTTAGATACAACAAAGTACAGAAAGCAAGGCCAATAATAGGGTGTTCTGTCATATATAATGGATTACCCATAATTGAGCCTTTTTTGAAAGATAAGAGTGGAAAATGGGTCGGAAAGCTACTTTAAAGCCACACAGAGCCACAGAGAGGGCTACTAAGAGACAAATAGGTGGTAAGCACTACAAGAGATTTAAGATACAGCCTATTGAATTTATAGTAGCAAATAAGCTTGATTTTATACAGGGCAACATCATAAAATACTGTTTGAGAGAAAAACCATCAGAAAACGTAAATGAAAAATGGGATAAGATAATTCATTACTGCGAACTAGCAAAAGAGTTGAAAAATAAAAAATAAGGAATATTAGGAATGAATGAAACTAGCATATTTAATTTATTCAATTCTTGTAGTATATTGGACAACATTAATATTTTTAACAAATAATTATTTATAATATGTGGCTAACATTACTTAAAAACCCTCTGACTAAAATGGTAGTCAACAAAGCTGTTGACCATTTTAAACACAAAGCCGAAAAAGTTAAGACTATAAGACAAGCAGAAATAGAAGCTTGTAAAGAAGTTGATGTTCAAAGAATAAAATCACAAGACAAAAGTTTTAAGGACGAAATTTTATTATTGTGGCTCGTAGGTATGCTTACAACAGGATTTTTTGAAAGTACAAGAGATAACTTTAGAGCATGGGTAGAGATTATTAACGATTTGCCTGATAGTGTTTGGTACTTATTAATTATTGTATTTACTGCAACATTTTCTACTAAGATGACAGATAAGGTTTTAAACAGAAACAAAAAGAAGTAATATGATGAATGACCAACGATGCAGTAATTATAGAAGTAGAGTTCCAATTAGAAAGTGCGTATGAGCCTTTTGGTCATTTTGTTTGTTTAAGATTTATAGATAACTACCCACAAAAAAATAAATTAACATCTTTATTAAAAGACTTTAATCAATATCCTGATGTTAAACTTGTTAATTACGAATTTAAAATTAAACCAATAACTGAAGAAACTGATATTACAGGATTAGATATTACAAAACATTAGCGACCCACCAAGTCTCCCTGATGGGTCTATCTTTATGTAATTTAATTAAACCAAAGGGAGCAATATCAACATAAAGAATTTTGTTATCCATCTTGCTTACCAGCAAGTGTTAAATCTCTTTTTACTTCTGTTTGTCTAACAGATAAATAACGATCTAAATTATTATACATTAGTTTTGCTTTTATTAGATTTGCTTCTGCATGAGCATAGCTTTTAATTATTTCTTTATACTCAGGGTCAGTTCTAGCTTTGTGTTCAGCTTCTCCAACTGTCTTAGTATCTAGTTTGTATTTTAAAAATAGTTTTGAGAACATAGCTTTTCTTCCTTCATCAAGTATAATTGCTTTTTCTGCCCACTCTGACCATTGATTACTAGCTTCTGTCATTTTCTTATAAGCTTCTCTGCTATTTAGATTCATTGTTTCCATTTATCGTCTTTTGTAATAACATATTTTAATGTTGAAGTAGTTGGGTCAAAATCTATTTTAGAACAACTTATTAAAAATATAAATATAATTGTAGAAAAAATAGTAATAAAAGTTCTATAAATTAAACTTGTATATTTACGATGTATTGGGTGTCCAAATATAATCATGGGTATAGCAACATTTCTTTTGCATCTTTTTTTAAATTAAGTATTTCTAATCTTAACTTACCATTAAGTTTTTGATGATCCTCGTTTATCTTTCTTTGATCTTTAATTTCTTTATATAAAGCAACTTGTTTAGATTGATAAGTGGTTATCTCAGCTTCTTTCATATCAATAATATTTTTTAAATTAACTACAACATCATTAAGAGTTTTTATTTCTTGATCTTTAATTTCTATTTGTTTGGTAAGGTCTAAATTCCCTCTATCATCTTTTGTCATTTTATCTCCTCTAAAGGTGCTGGGCAGTAGAGAGAGAGGAACTGCCCAACACATAACCTAAAAGTATTTGTTATGAAAAAAATATACTTTAACTGCTTACGCATTAATTTCTCTCTATCATAAAACTTTTAAAAATCATAACGAATC